TAAATATAAAAGCACATGGAAAAATGGAATGAGTTACAAAAACATATCTAAGTTAGGGTTACAACTTGATTTTAATTATGGTGGTGGTGCTGGTTGTCAAGGAGGGTTTTGCACCGATTAAAAAAATAATTAAAAATATTTTGATAAATGTATTGCACAATCAAAAAAGAGTTCTATCTTTAGCAAATCAATAATTAACCAAATAAATTAAACACTATGAGAAAATTCGCAAAGTATCAACAGAACCTATGTCACGATTATGAATTCATTTATTCTTACAAAACTAAAGTGGCTGCAATAACAGATGATGGAATCATAAGACTAGGATATTGGTCTATCACTACAGCAAAGCATATTAATTATGCCGCCAAAGAATTAAATCTATCTGTAAAATAGTAATGACTAATCCACAACAAGCACTCATAGGCATATTAATGACTGGTGAGACACATCAGGAACTTATACCACAACTTGGTGAGCATCTTTTTAACGAGGTGCTCACTTCTCGTTGTTATGCAGTAATTAAAAAAGCCATCGACAAGGGTCTTACACCTAACTTGGTTAACTTTTTTATGACTGCTAAGAACATGGATAAGTTCACACCTAAGGAAACATCGGAGATTGTTACTTGGTCGAATAACTTAACCTATAATGAACCAGTCAACGAGTATATTAGTATTTTAAAGGACGACCATATCAAAAGGTCAATTGCTAATTTAATTACTGAGCATTCGATGGGACTAAGCACTAATGCTGATGGGTTCACAACTGCTACCGAAATCATCAAGTCGCTTACTAACTTGCTCGACACTGGCAGCAACTCGGATAACATTATCAACCTTTCGGATTTAACCAACGATGAAAGGGAAGCATATTATCGCAGAGCAGCAATGACACAATCAGGTAAGACCACTGGGCTCGATACTGGTCTTAATGCACTTAATAAGTTCACTGGTGGCTTCCATCCCGAGTTTATTATTATCGCTGGAAGACCGAGCATGGGTAAAACTGCACTCGCACTATTTCATGGAATGAAAAGTGGTGAGGCTGGTATATACTTTAATCTCGAAATGAATAAGTCTCAATTATGTCAAAGGTTAATTTTACAAGAGGCTGGTGATTCAATCCACTCTTCAAGGTTACGTGATGGTAACCTAAGTCAATCTGAGTTACATTCATTTGAAAAGACAATAGGTAGTATTGAGAAACAGCCATTTCTAATTTACGATAAGGCAAGATGTGGTGTGCATGAGGCAATTCGTGTAATGAAGCGTGAGCAGCGAAAAGGTAGATGCAAGTGGGCAATTATAGATTATCTTCAATTGATGACCATAGAAGGGTTTAAAGGCGGTAATAGAGAGGCGGAAGTAGCTGAGATAAGTCGAACATTGAAAGCAGCACAGAAAGAGTTAGGCATTCCAATTATTGCATTGGCACAACTTAGTCGTGAGGTAGAGAAAAGAGGTGATAAGAAACCAATCTTATCTGACCTAAGAGAATCAGGTTCATTAGAGCAAGATGCTGATTCAGTTGCATTCGTGTGGAGACCATCTTACTATGGATTGAATGATGATAATGGAAATCCATATACCAATCATATTTTCTACCTATTTGAAAAGCATCGGCAAGGTGCTACTGGAGTAGTTGAGTTTAGACATTCACCTAACATGACTAATTTTACAGACGTCAATACTCATGATATTGGTAGCACATTTCTTCCACAACCTAAAGACCTTAGACACTATGCAGACAAAGATTGGGATGCTCCATTCTGAGTATTTGAACTACTTAGAAAAGCATAAGACTGAGCCGTTTGTTATGCTGGATGAAATGAACTTAACCTATGGTAAGTTTGAGATGTTATTCAATACCTCTTATCCATTTCGCCAAATGTGGTCAATTGAATGTGAATTCAACTACTACGAGATAAGAGGCGGTAAGTGCGAATTTGCAAAAGTGTATCACGGAAAAATACATTGCACAAACAAAAATTGTAAAACATAATCAAATATACCTATATTTGTAGGCTATGGAACAAATAAAAAAAGAAAATAGGGGCGGCAAAAGAATAGGTGCTGGTCATCCATTTAAGTACGGAGAAAAAACCATTAACATTACATTTCGCATACCAACATCGCATAAACAACTTATCAAAGCAATGGTAAAAGAATACCTTGACAAAGTAAGTACTGAATACAAATCAAGTAAACCAACTAAATCTGAACACTATGGCTGTTGAACAAACATCAATTGAATTAATTTTTGAAAAACAAAACGAACTTAACATAGATGATTTTAATCTATGGCTCATATCTAACTATGATGAACTGAAAGCACAACATAAGGTTGAGGTAATGGGTGCATATGAATGTGGACTGGAAGATAGTGAGACTGAAAGGTATGCACCAAACGCATCATTGGACTTTTATAATGAGTTCTATGGAGAATAACTTACTACTTATACCTTGTGCTATTGAATCAGTAGCCACAAGAAGAGATAAAACATTGAAAGTAGTTATTGGAACTCAAGAACTTTCTCCAGCAAAGGCAGCAGAGTTATTCAACCAGTGGACATCAGGTGTAGGTGTTATGGCATTCAAAGGTGAGGCATTCAATTACAATGATGAAGAGTTACTCAAGTCAATGAAGATAGATGCAGAAGAGATGGGTTCAAAGACACCCAGTCAACGATTGAGGTCTTGCCTATATGTTTTGTTTGAACGCAATCCCGAAGGCTACCAAGACTTCAATAATTACTATTCAGCTATGATGGATAAGTTTATCGACATGGTTAAGAAAAGAATTGACACCTACCAGTTATGAACCTATTAACTCAGAATAGTGATTTAAAAAAGTCAGGCATATTTGGTTGGACATTACCAGCACATTGGGTTACATTGACAGATGGTACAAAATTTAATACTTGCCCTAATGCTGGTGCTTGTGCTGCATTTTGTTACGCCAAGAATGGTACTTACCTATTCAGTAATGTTAGAAAGGCACACATTGAAAAGTTAGAATTGGTACTTAACAATCGTGAAGAGTGGAAAAGATTAATGATTGAAGAGATTAAAAAGCCTAAGTACAAAAGTAAATACATTCGTATACATGATGCTGGAGACTTCTTCAATGAAAGATATGCACAAGATTGGATTGATATAGCTACTGAGTGCAATGAGTCAATATTCTATACCTACACTAAAGAAGTGACAATGATGAAGCAATTACAAAAGCCTGATAACTTCATTGTCATATACTCATTTGGTGGTAAGCAAGACCAGTATATCAATAAAGAAGTAGATAGGCACTCTGATGTATTTCCCGACTATGATGAAATGATTAGACTTGGTTATGTTGATATAGCAGAAGACGATAAACAAGCAGCCATTAATCCTAACCATAGAATTGGACTATATCGAAACAATATCAAACACTTTATAAAAAAGATGGGTGCTAAAAAATTTAGTGACTATCAAAAGTAATATACTATGAACAAGACCCACACCATAATAGATTCAAATGGTAATAAAATAATTGCCTCTCACAAAGATTCAATCATAAATCTATCATTGATACTTGTAGATGGTAAGAAAAGAGCCATAGGTCAGATTGATAAGGTCAAAAGAACTCTTAGGCTGGTTAGGTCACGAGGTAAGCATCTGATGAGAGCCAATAACTCATATGGGATAAACTACTACCTGATTGAGAATGGTAACACATTTGACCTAGTTGAGATAGTTGACGAACAGAATAGCTGGTTAGTGACTAAGGACTATCTGATAGAAAATTGCACAACGATGAACTTCAAGGCTCAAGGGTTTGAGTTACAGAAATTCATATCACTTGATAAATTAAATACATTTGCAAAATGATTAAAACAAAGAGTGTAAAGATTAGTGAGGTAAAAGTAAATCCAAACAATCCACGACTTATCAGAGATGATAAATTTGCTAAATTGGTTCAATCAATAAAAGACCTACCTCAGATGCTTGATATACGTCCTATCGTTGTTAATACCGATATGGTGGTATTAGGTGGCAATATGAGGCTCAAGGCTTGTAAAGAGGCTGGATTGAAAGAAGTACCTATTATCATTGCCGATAACCTAACTGAAGACCAGCAGCGTGAGTTCTTGATTAAGGACAATGTTAGTGGTGGTGATTGGGATTGGAATATGATTCAATCAGAATGGGACACTAATGAATTAGCTGAATGGGGATTAGATGTACCTCAGTTTGCAAGTGACATCGATTACTCCATACTTGATGATGATGACGTATCTCAACAACTTGAAGATATGACTGATGGTGTTAAGAAGGCAATACAGATAGAGTTTGAAGCAGAACACTATGAAGAGGCTTACGAACTGGTTAAATTTTGGAGAGAACGTGAAGCATACGTTGGTGGTATGATAATGGAATATTTGAAGTCTGAAAAGGAATCTTTATGATTTGCTTTATACCCACTAAAGGTAGACCACAAACTAAAACATATAAACTATTTCAAGATGCTGGAATAGAGGTAAAGCACTTTATTGAGCCACAAGAAATTGATAAATACCAAGTACCTAATAAAGTATCTATTTTAGAAAATGATAAAGGGATTGGTTATGTTCGTAATTTTATGCTCAATTATGCAAGAGCAAATAACTACGAATGGGTTATAATCTGTGATGATGATGTAGTATCATTTGGAATATATAATGGAAAGACAATAAAAAAAGATGCTTTTATTTGGTTTGATATATTAAAAAAAGCAATGTCTTTACCATTTGAAATTATAGGTATTAACTATACTCAACACGCATGGCACGAAAAAACAAATTACTCAATTAATAAAAAATTTGCAGAGGTATGTATATTAATGAATGTTAAAAATATAAATTGGAACTATAGGTCTGAGTTCAATCTTAAAGAGGACAGAGACTTTGCCTTACAGACAATTAAAAATGGAAATGGAATATTGAGGTTTAATAAATATTGGTTTTCATGTCCTGATGTAGGTAGTAACGCTGGTGGTCTACAAGATATGTACAAACAAAAAAAAGATGAAGAGTCAGCAAAAAAAATGTGCTACGAATGGAACCCATTTATAACTCTTCAAAGAAAAGGTGAGCGCATAGACATGAAGACAGACATAAAAGGATTGGCTAATCATTATAAAAAAATAGTCAAATGAAACGTATAGACTTAATCAAAATTGAGCAAAACGTAAAGATTGGTGATAAGTGCGTCTACATTGAACCTAATGTAATTGAAGATTGTATATTTTATGCAGATGGTGAACCAGTTGGATTTTATCTTACTAAGATGCCTGAAAAAATGTGCAAACTTGCTGACCTTGCAGATAAAGAATTAAGAAGTAAGAATGTACCTAAATCAATGTTAGATAGAAAAATATCTGATGGGTGGGATGAAAATAAAGGAATATGGAAATATAAAAATGTAGTTAAGCAATGGAGTTGTATTTTAGGTGGTGTGCCACCAAAACCACACATGAGAAGAAACTACGCAACCATATCAAGTGTACACTCGGTTAAGACTGCACAAACATTTATCAAAGCAATGTTACTACTTGCTAAAGAAAGTGAGCAATTAATAAAAGAAATACTACCTATGCAATACGAACAGCAAGTAGAACTATTTAAAGGTGTACCCGACAAATGGAAGTTTGGAAACCTATTCACCAGTTCAATCTCGAACTATAATATTTCGGCACCATTCCACAGAGATACTGGTAACATTGTAGGAGCAGTTAATGTAATCATCTGCAAGAAGTTTAACTCTAAAGGTGGTGACTTGCATATACCCGATTATGGTGCGACAATAGGACAACAAGACAATTCAATACTTGTTTACCCAGCGTGGAGAAATGTTCATGGAGTAACACCCATAACACCAACACATGAAGGAGGGTATAGAAACTCACTTGTATTTTACCCACTAAAGGCATTCGTAGGATTAGATTAAACAGCAGAAAAACAGCACGATGGCAGCTAAAGATATTGAAAAGCATAAGTTCAAAAAAGGGCAGACTGGCAATCCCAATGGAAGACCTCGTAAGTTACCTGAATTAGATAAACTACTTGCAGATGTAATGGGCGAAGAGAAGGATGGATTAAGCGCAGCAGAGGCGATATTAAAGGCTTTGAGGGCAAAGGCTACCAAAGGTGATATAAGAGCAGCAGAGGTATTGCTTGATAGGGCATACGGCAAAGCAAAGCAAACGATTGATAATAACTTGAACGTATCTCAACCTTTAGTCATAACGCTAACGGAAAGTAAAGATGACGAATGAACATAACGCTAACCAGCAGACAAAGCAAAGCATACAAGTTAGCACTCAATGGTGAAAAGAAAGTCATTGTCTTTGGTGGTGCAATTCGTGGTGGTAAGACGTGGTGGCTGCTTATCACCTTATCAGCATTAGCCTTGAAGCACCCACGTTCAAGATGGGTAGTTATTCGTAAGACGCTACCCGACCTTAAACGTACAACATTCCCATCATTCAGTTCAATACTTAACGATGGACTTAATGCATATGTCAAGGAGTGGCACTTAGGAACTAACGTTGTTAAGTTCGTCAATGGTTCAGAGTTAATCTTTATGGCAGAGTCATATGACGATGATAAAGACCTAAACCGATTCAGGGGTCTTGAGGTGAATGGTGCAGGGTTAGATGAAGTAAACGAACTGCAAGAGGCAACCTTCTATAAGGTACAAGAACGTATAGGTAGCTGGAATAAGGCTATAGGTCAACCACCAATTGTTTGCCTTGCCACTTGCAACCCAGCTAACAACTGGGTAAAGTCAGTAATCTATGAAAGGTGGCGAGGTGGTACACTACCTGAGAAATGGTCTTACATTAACTCACGTATAACAGATAACCCATACATTAGTCAAGAATACTTAGAGTCATTAAAAGAGTTACCACCCATTCAATATGCACGATTTGTAGAAGGTGACTGGGATGTAATGGATGATGTGTCAAACCCATTCCTTTATGCTTGGGACGATGATAGACACATAGACGATTCACTAACATTGAATCCTAACCTACCAGTATTCATCTCAGTTGACTTTAACATCAACCCACTATCAGCATTAATCATCCAGCAACATACCACTAAAGGTTGTTCAGTCATTGGTGAGATAAACATAGATAAGGGTAGCATTGATGCTTTCTGTGATTACGTTGAAGGGTTGAATGTACCACGTGGTCTACTAAGAATAACTGGAGATGCAATGGGTAGTGGTCGAAGCATCCAACAACGTGATAATAGTTCAGCCTATACCCAAATAAAAAGAAGGTTACACCTTGCAGATAGTCAGATAATCATACCAGCTAACCCTACCCATTACAATAGTCGAATAGACTGCAATAACGCACTAACTCGTCTTGAGATAAAGGTGAACTCAGTTAAGTGCAAAGGTCTCGTATACGATGCTAAACAAGTACAATGTAATGCTGATGGTGGTATCATAAAGTCGAACAGAAAGAATTTATCTGAACGTGCTGATTTCTTAGATTGTTTTCGTTATTTTGTAAACGCTATTTTAAAAAGATACCTATGAGTATTTGTTCACCTTGTTACGATTCGGGCAGCTATGTAGATGTATGTGCTACTGGTCTTACATTCGGGGTTGCTGAACCTGACACCTCTTACCTTGTTTGTATTCAATACAAAGCTACTGGTCGCATTCAAACCTTTGTAGCAGTTAGTGATGAATTTGGTAACATAACTATTGAAGGTGTGTTGATTGACCCACTACAAGGTTATACCTTATGGATTACAACTGATACACCTAATGGAGTTCGTCAAGACTTGACCATAGGTGAAGACACCTATACTTGTATTGACTTTAGCATTGCGGTAACTGATACTGAACCATCAATAGTTAATCTAACACTATGAGTAAGCTATATGCTATAATCAAAGGGTGGTACTACTACCTTACTGCAAGTTCTAAGAATAAGAAGTTGAGTAGTGAACGAACTGCTATCTGTAATAACTGCCAACATAGGTATAAGAGATTGAATCTATGCAATGCTTGTGGATGTTTTCTCCCAGCAAAGACAAGGGTTGAGGATGCACAATGCCCACATCAATACTGGTGACCTATGGCTAACTTTATCATCTTACAATCAACCCTGATTGAATACAATAAGAACATTGAAGATGAAGAGTTACAAGAACTATCTGCAATTGACTTAGGAGATTGTAAAGTCTTAGTCAATGTCAATGCTATTATGATGGTCATTGAGAATCAAGGTACAACAATACTAACCTTAACCAACTTAGATAGGCTGGTTAGCAACAACACAATAGATGAAGTTATTCAGAAAATTAATGCCTCGCAAGTGGTGGCATCAATACAATAGATGGTCAACTAAACAATCAAGTTACAACTTAGTTAAGGTATTCACTCAAGATGGGTACAACT